TGAAGGATTTTTTGATTCTAATACAGGAAGTGAATCTTTTGGTAATAAACGTACAGATTTAATTTATGATGAAACTGCTGTTGTTGGAGTACCACGATTTGCGTCACGTTTACAATTAGGATTTTTTCCGCCAAATGGTCGAGCATTTAGATTAATGCCTGGTCCAGAATATCCTGGTAATATGCGTAGCCAAAAAGTTATGGCAGAATTAGATAATGCAACAGATTTAATACATGAAGGATTACGTAATAGTAATTTTAATTCTGAATTGCATGAAGGTTTACAAGACTTAGGTATAGGCACAATGAATATGATTTGTGAGCCTGGTCGATTTGTAGGCGATCTAAAGTTTACTGCTGTTCCTGCAACACATGTTGCACTATTACCATCTAAAGGTGATGAAGTCGGATGTTGGTTTCATTGGCGTAATGATTTACGTTTAAGAGATTTACAACAAACATATCCGCATTTTACATTATCACCACAAATTCTAGAAGATATAAATCGTAATCCAGATAAAAAAATAAAAATTATTGAAGCTACTATGGTAGATCAATCTAAACCATTTGAAGATGCTTGGATTAAAGTATGTATATCTGAAACACATAAAGAAATATTATACACTACAGGATATGTAGGATCAGGAAGTAACCCTTGGATTTCTACACGTTGGTCTAAATCTGGATTTGAAGTTTGGGGTAGAGGGCCTATATTACAAGCAATGCCAGCAATTAAAACTTTAAACTTAACTGTTAAGTTAATTTTAGAAAATGCAGAAATGGCAATAGCTGGTGCATATATGTATGATGATGATGGAGTGTTTAATCCTGAAAATATTATTTTACAACCTGGTACTTTTGTTCCAAGAGCCGCAGGTAGTAAAATAGAACCATTACAATCACCATCACGATTTGATGTAGCACAATTAGTATTAGAAGAACAAAGACGTAATGTAAGAAAAGCATTGTTTATTGATGAGTTAGAACGTGAAGGTGCAAAAACACCATTGTCTGCAACAGAAGTTTCTCAAAGATTAGCAGAAGTAGCAAGAGATATGGGTGCTGTAGCTGGTCGTATGCAAAGAGAATTTTTACAACCATTAGTTAATCGTATTGTATACATATATAAAGAAATGGGATTATTAGAATTACCACGTATAGATGGTAGAGAAATACGAATAGTTCCAGTAAGTCCTTTATTACGAGCGCAAGATCAACAAGACGTATCGGATTTTATGCGATTTAGTGAATCTATTATGGCATCGTTTGGTCCACAAATGGCAATGATGTTATTAAATAGAGAAAGAACTGTTAAATGGTTAGCATCTAAATTTGGTATAGATGAAGATTTATTAAATAGCCAAGAAGAATTACAAGCAGAAGTGGAACAAGCCGCAGAAGTTATGCAACAAATGCAAGGAGCTGAAGGCGGACAACCACCAGGTCAAGGAGGACCAATGCAATAATGGTAACAAAAAATAATACAGTAGCATCTTGTGATGGATTTCAATATACAAAAGATGCTGAAAGCCGATTAAATGGCACAGCAGTTCGTGTATTTGAAACAGAAAGCGGAGCTGAATTTCTTCGCTATTTAGAAAATATAACTATTAATAATATTAATGCGTCTGGCATAGATGAAAGTGCTTTAAAACATATTGAAGGACAGCGTTGGATTGTTGGTGTTATTAAACGAAGAATATTTTTAGGAAAACAGGAGAAATCATAATGAGTAAATATATAGAACGACAACGACAACAAGAAAGACGTAATGCACAAATACATCAACTAAACGTTGCAAAAAGAAATGCTCAACAACAAGGATTATCAGGTGGTGGAGTAGCGGTAGCTAGAACAAAAACAAAAATAAAGAAAAAAACTAATCCTTATAGATTAGGAGATTATTAATGACAATAGCAATGAAAAAAAATAGAGCTTTGCAATCAAGAGTAAGTAGACAATATCCAGGTGATACTTTAGGACAACATTTTAAAAGAGTAGGAAAAATAAAAAAAATCCATGAATGGATTAATACTGAAAACTCTATGTCTAATAGACCAGTTGAACCTTCTCCTAAAAAACCTAAAGTTAAAAGTAAAAGAGAAAAATTATTACCAAAATAGAAAGGAAAGCCCATGAATGAAGAAGCTCAAGTAGAAACAGAAGTAGAATCAACTGAAACAGAAGTTCCGCCAACACCAGCAAGTGAAAGCGTTGAAGAAGTAAAAGCAGAACGCCCTGATTGGTTGCCTCAAAAATTTGAAAGTCCAGAACAGTTATCTGTTGCTTATGGTGAATTAGAAAAACGTCATTATCAGCGTACAGATGATTTAAAAAAGACTGTAACAGAAGAAATGCAAAAAGAAGCATTTGCTGATGTTCCAGAAGTTCCACAAGATTATAAAGTTGCTGAAGATTTAGGTGTTGAAATATCTGAAGATGATGTAATGCTAAACTGGTGGAAAGATCGTTCTCATCAATTAGGTTTAAGTGATAAAGAATTTAATGGATTTATTAAAGAGTATCACGAAATGGCACAACAAAGTGGACCTGATACAGATGCAGAAATTAATGCTTTAGGTGAGTATGGAGAAAAAAGAGTAGAACGTGTTAACGAATGGTTTAAATCTAATATGGAAAAAGAAAACTATGAAGTGTTATCACAAATGCCTATTACAGCTCCGTTAATTCAAGCATTAGAAAACATTATGGAATTAGCTGGTCAACCAGGCGTTACTATACAAGATAGTGGTGATCTTAAAGATACTTTAACTAAAGATGACTTAAAAAACATGATGCAAGATCCACGTTATCATTCTAAAAACGATCCTGTATTCCGTCAAAAAGTAAAAGCTGGATTTGAAGCATTAGCACGACAACAAAATAATTAGTAATGTGAATTGCCAAAAGTATTGTTAAAAGACAAAACTTAGAATGTTAAGCGGCCCAAATTGCCGATATTCAGAAGCCCAGCGATGGATTAACTTCAGATAGGCTTGAGGACTAACCGAGAAACAAACTTTTTTTTAATTTAACAAGGAGGCTAATATGGCTTTTAATACTATTAGCACATCATTTGTTGAGGAGTTTGAAGCTGGAGTTCACATGGCTTATCAGCGCATGGGTTCAAAACTTCGAAACACAACTCGAACACGTGATGGCGTAAAAAATAAGACTACGTTCCAAAAAGTAGGCAAAGGTTCAGCTACACAAAAAGCACGTGCTGGTTCTGTTCCACCTATGAATCTCGAACACACTAATGTAAATGTAACATTAGAAGATTGGTTCGCTGGTGAATGGGTAGACGATCTAGATACTTTACGTGTTAACCATGATGAAATGGTTGTAGCACAAGAATCTGGAGCTTACGCTTTGGGAAGAAAAACTGACGATCTAATTAAAACTGCTTTAGACGCAACTACTACAACTTCTAATGAAACATCTAATGGTATAACATTAGCATGGGCGTTAGGTATAATGGAAACTATGGGTAACAATGATGTTCCTGATGATGGTCAACGTTATGCTGTTGTTGGTTGGGAAAATTGGTCACAGCTTATGAGCATAGATCAATTTAGTAGAGCTGAATATGTTGGAATGGATCAACTTCCATTTCCTTCAGGAATGACTGCTAAGAATTGGTTAGGCTTTATGTGGTTCCCACATTCTGGTCTAGATTCTGCTACAGTTAGTTCAGTAGATTGTCGTAAATGTTTTATGTATCATAGAACAGCTATCGGACATGCTATAGGTGCTGATGTTCAATCGAACATTGATTACCACAATGATAAAGACAGTTATTTCATTTTAAATAAAATGCAAATGAATTCTGTTCTTATCGATGTAAATGGCTGTATCGAAGCTAACTTAAAGAAATAGGAGGAATATAACATGGCTTTTACTTCAAGTACTTTTTCTCTGGTTTCATATAGCGGAAATGGCTTTCATATTTGGCATTATAAAACTGACGATGCTTCTACAGCTGTAGATGCTGCTGGTTACTTTAATACTTACGTTAATGAAATTAACGCTGGTGATGTAATCTTTGCAACTACTGCGGCAAGTGGTACACCTGTTTATGGTATATTTGCAGTTGCTTCGAACGATGGAACTAATGTAGATACGAAAGATATTACTACATTTTCTGCGGCTGATAACAGATAAAATAATATTAAAGGGAGAGAGAGTTATTCCTCTCCCTTTTTTAGAACAGGGTTATTATGGCAACAACTTCAAAAATCGATATTGCTCAACAAGCTATGGTGTTAGTAGGTTTACAACCTTTAACTAGTTTTGATGATAAAACAGATGAAGCTTTATCTGCTAATTTATTATATGAAACAGTAATAAAAGATTGTTTAAGTCAACACACTTGGAATTTTGCTACAGGACAAAAAGCTTTAAATAGATTAGCAGATACTCCAGTAGATATATGGGATGCGGCTTATCAATTACCAACTGATGTTGAGCCTCTTATAATACAAACACTTACAAATGATGATGTTACAGTTCAATATGATCGTTATGAAGATAAAGTATATACATTAGATACAGAAGTTTCTTCAGAAGATACATTAGTAGCAACATATCAATTTAGAGCAGATGAAGATGATTGGCCTCCATACTTTTTAATGTATGTAGTTTATCGTTTAGCATCTACTTTTGCTTTATCAATAATACGTAAAGGTGATATTGCGCAGTCATTATCACAATTAGCAGAACAACAATTTACAAGAGCTAAAACTAGAGATAGTCAAGCTGTTACAACAAATAAAATAAAGTTAAGTCGTTTTGCTAACATAAGGAGATAAAATGGCATTACTTCGTCAATTTTGGACAAATTTTACTGGTGGAGAAATGGACCCATTATTATCATCAAGAGTTGATACTCATGCTTATGCTAATGGTGCTAAAACAATTCGTAATATGCGTATATTGGCTCAAGGTGGTGTAAAACGCAGACCTGGCACTAAATACATAGCTACTTTATCAGGAACATCTCATCAAATGGAGCCATTTATATTTTCTGATGCACAAACATATTTTTTTATTTTTACTGCAAGCACATTAAATGTTTACAATGGTGTAACTGGTGCGGCAGTTGTTACAGTTAGTAGTTGCCCTTGGACTTCAGACATGATTGGTGATTTAATTGTAGCACAAACAGCAAATACTATGATTGTTACACATCCAGATTTAGTAACACAACGTATATTAAGAACTGGAGCTTCTACTTTTACTGTAAGCAATTTTGCTTTTAAAACAAGAGATGATCTTGTTTATCAACCTTATCATAAATTTGAAGGTGATAGTTTAACACTTGATCCTAATAATACTAGTGGTAATATTACTATTACAGCTTCTTCTAATTTTTTTGTATCTGCTCATGTTGATCAAAATTTTCTTATTAAATCAAAACAAGTAACAATAACTGCTGTTGCTAGCGCAACATCTGCTAGTGCTACTGTAAGAGAAAATTTACCAGATCATGATGCTACAGAAGATTGGGAAGAACCAGCTATAAGTTCTACAAGAGGTTATCCTAGATCATGTTGTTTCCATTCAGGGCGTTTAGTATTTGGTGGAACTAGAGATTTACCTAATTATATATTTACATCTAAAACATCTGATTATTTTAATTTTGATGTTGGAGAAGCGGCAGATGATGACAGTATACAAGTACAAGTTTTAGAAAGCCAAGTGTCTGAAATTACTGGAGTTTTATCATTTAGGCATTTATTAGTATTTACAGATAATAGTGAATTGTATTCACCAACAAGTGCAAACAATCCTTTAACACCAAGTAATGTATCTTTTCGTAGACAAACTCGATATGGTACATCTCGATTACAAGCTAAAGAATTTGATGAAGCTATAATCTTTTTATCTAAAGGTAAAAAATCATTAAGAGAATTTGAATATGATGATATTAAACAAGCATATTTATCACCATCTGTATCGTTGTTATCAGGTCATTTAATTGATAATCCTGTTGGATTAGAAATACAAACAGAAAACGATCAAGGTCAAGAAAGTTATGCTTATATTTTAAATACAGACGGATCATTAGCTGTATATATGGCAATGCGTAATGAAAAAATATCTTCCTGGTCAAAATGGACTACTGATGGTGAATTTAAAAATATTGTATCTATTAATGGTTTAATATTTTGCATAGTTAAAAGAACTATAGATAGTGCTGTAGTATATTTATTAGAATTATTTGATTCTAGTTTAACATTAGATTGTGCAGAAATTTTAACATCTGGATCACCAACAGCATCTTGGACTGGATTAGATCATTTAGATGATACTGCTGTAAAAGTTGTAAGTGGTAATTATAGTTTAGGAATAAAAACAGTAGGATCTGATGGTAGTTTATCTACTTCACCTGATACATTTTCTACAATAACTGTTGGATTAGATTATACACCACAAATAACAACATTAGCTCCTGAATTACAAATAGAAGGAGGAACTTCTGCTGGTACACATAGGCGTGTTGTTCGTACAGTTTTAGATTTAAATGAAAGTTTAGATGTATCTGCAAAAGGTACTAAATTACTTATACGTAATGTTAATGATGATTTATCAACTGAACCATCTAAAATTACAGGAAGAAAAGAATTTTGGATGTTAGGTTGGGATAGACTTGGAGAAGTAACAATAACACAAACAGAACCATTAGCTTTAACAGTAAATGGCATAATGGTAGAATTGGAGTTTTAAATGGGTGATCCTATAACAGCAGCAATGATAGGAGCTAAAGTAATTGGCGGTGTAATGGAATCAAGAAATGCTAAAAAAATGGCAAATCTTGAAGCACAATCTTACGAAAGACAAGCTATAGCTACACAAATTGAAACAGAACAAGCAAGTTCAGATAGATTAAGAGTTTATAGAGATAACATGTCTACTGAAACAGCTTTACAAGGAGCTTATGGTAGAACTGGTGGTGGTGGTACTGGTCGTGCTTTAGCACGAAATCAATTAACAACATATGGTCGTGATGTAAATAGAATACAACAAGCAGGAACAAATCAAGCCGCCGCTTTAAATCAATCAGCATCTAATACAAGAACAAGTGGTAATATGGCTATGATGAGCGGATATATTAATACTGCCGCAGGAGCTTTAGGCGATTATAATAAATATGTAAAAACTGCACCAAAAGGTGTAAAATCTAAAAAAAGTGATCCTCTATAATGGGAGTAAAACAAAAAACACCAACACCATTTGTAGGAGCAGGAAGCGTTAGAACTGTAACTCCTAATTTAACAGGGCCTTGGACTGCTGTTGCTAAAGGAGTTGATGATTTATTAAATGTTAGATTTGAAGATAGAAAAAATGTTGCTATAGAACAAGGAGAAATAGATAGTCAAGGTTTAGTTACATATGATGAAAATGGTCGTTTAAATCCTATAACAAATTTACCTGATGATAATTCTTATTATTCTCAATCATTAAAACAAAATGCTAAAGTTAATTATTATAATGCTTTACAAAATGATATACAAAATTTTTCTAATAAAGCTTTAACTTTATATCCTAATCAGCCTGATTTAATTGCAGAACAATTTCAAATTTATTCAGATAATGCTAATCAAGAATTAGATTCATCTTTAACAGGAACTACTAATCAAATTATTAAACAATATCAAGAAGAAACAATTTTAAAATCACAAAGTAATGTTATAAATAAAGCAAAAAAAGATTCTATAGTTAATGCTAGTACTGCTATTGAACAAATAGAAAACAAAGTTTTTAGCAATGCACAAAAAACTAATAGTCCATTATGGGCGCATGAAGAAGAAATATATTCAGAATCATTACAAATATTAGCAA